CATTTCTTCATTCATTGAACGCTGCGTATTCCTGCGTTCATCAAAGTCCTCTATATCTTCTTTAGCAACCTTTAACTCATCTGCAAGGCGTGTCTGGTAAAGCTTAGTTGCCATTTCAACCTTAGCCTCTGCTTTAGCCAGTTTCTTTTCAAATTCTTTTACTTCTACACGCTTTCTATCATGTAAGGACTCTCTTTGTGCTGTCTGCAGATCTCCTTTAAGTTTCTTAATCTCTTCACCTTGTGCCTGCATCTGCTGTTGCATTTGCTGCATTTGTCCCGCTCTCTCTAACACACCCTCCATATCTGCAACATCAGTCTGCTTAAGCACCTCAATCTGATCAATAAGACCCTTTTCGTATAACTGCATATAGTACTCAAATCTTGCCCAGCGATTAGATGGAAGAGTAGAGCCTGACAGTACAATTAAGTCATATTTGCCAATAGTGATATCATTTATCTTGCCAATAAGATTACCAACATCATCGTATAGAGGGCTGTTGACTTGCATCTCTAATGGTCTGTTATTCGGCTGCATTAGCCTGAATACCTTCTCATCTGTATATACAAACTGTATCAACTGGACTACAACCTTGGCAAGCTGGTTTATACACTCTTCTATATCATCACGCTTGGATTTAATCCTTCTCTGACCATATTCGTCTAAAGCAACCGTTCCCTTGAACGTCTGGGGTGCACTGCCGACATCTCCCTGCATCATAGCATATATACCGAGGATTCTTTCGATATCGGCTCGTGCATCAGCCTCATTCTTGTATAGCTCGTTAGGTAAGGGCACTGGACCTGCTACAATCGGCTGCCCCAATTCTGGGTCAAATTCTATTACTGCTGTACCTGCTTTTCCCCATTCTTCTTCTAAATGCTGTTTATCCATACTGCCACGTGGTATAAGAAGCTTAACATTGGTGGAACTGGATGCATGAGCTACGATCAGGGATCTGATCTTATTAATATATTCCTGTAAGCCTTTTACCAGCCTTACATCGCTCATTGGATAAGGATTACGGTTAAAACCATTCATAAACGGTACAACAGGGTAATCTTCGATTGGCAGGTCCACCATAAACAACTGTATATCACCCACGCTGACACATTGCTGTATCTGAGTAATTTCTATCTCGTTTACCATGATACCGCCATCTTCTATGAGGTCAGCCTTGGTTAAGACATCAATGGTAGTAGTACTGCCGGGAATAGAGCCTTCATGCTCTTCACCTGCCATAGGAACAGGCTGACCACTCATTGGATCTAGCATTAAATGATATGTATCACCAAATTCTTTTTGAATCTCCATGTAAGTGCCTACATTGCTTTTGTCCGTAAAGACAGTCTGCTCACCTGCATTGGTTATCAAGACAATAGGCTCTTTCTTATATTCTTCAAAGTCTGCTTCGTTTAAAACCTTCTGCTCATCACTTAACGGATCATATATCTTATAGTAAGGACGTTTGATTTTACTATAGCGTTCAAACAGTTCTAACTCACGCTCATCAGTAATAGTGGTCCCGCTTATACGCCTTTTTAAGGTAACGTCTTCACTCTTAAGGCTATAGCGTGATTCTGATACTATATTGATATAATTCGTTTCTGTTGCTTCACGTATATGCTCTTCAAACTCAGGATATGTTTCTATAAGCTGTGTCTGGGATATTATCTTGCCTACAATGATATGTGCAGCATCTCTGGCAAAAGGATCTTTGGAGCTGGGGTCTATATACAATTCCAGAGGGTCAATAGATTTTAACTTAACTTCCCCAGCCCCAAAATCAGCATCTGGGTCAATATGTGCCATCATAACGCCCATACCCTTCACATAATAATCATCAATAGCCTGCTTTAATTCAACATTGCCATTAGAGTGATCCCAGATGTAAGCCATCAGGTCAGAGAACATCCTACCGACTTTAGCATCGCTATTCTCTCTCGCTGTGGACTGAAATTTTGGACTATTGGATGTGAGCATAGCCTTTGCCTGCTCAACTGCACTATATACTACATTAACAACCAATGGCTCTTGTGCTCTCTTCCTGAGAGCTGATACTTGATCATCTGTCCATTGCTTGCCGTTGCGGAACTCATTGTCCTCAACTGCCTGCTTTATCCAGTTCTGCCTTGCAGACGAATAGTCTGAAAGCAAATCATGGGTTAGCTGTACTTCTTCTGTTTTAGTCTGATTACCTTGCAAAGTATGTGGAAAGGGTTGATTGACTAATTAATCAGTACTTAAACTCTTACTTTAAGTAAAAGTTCCTAAATTAAGCTATCTTCCAGCTTATATCCTGATCTTCCCTGTAAGTATAATTAATTTTTCTTTCTTTTGCAATAGTTTTGTGATTAGGAGTATAACATTTCTTCATAGCATAGAACAACCCGTCTAAAAGGTCATCATGCTTACCCCTAGGATAAAGTAAAAGCTCATCAACCATCTCTGGCAGATCATTTTGGATGAACATCTTCTTCTGTGCAAAATAAGGCTGCATAGTCTCAAGCCTTGATGATTTACTTGTTCTTGGACTCTCTTTTATCTCTAAGCCCGATATGAAGATCTTTTCTTCATCGCATCGCTGCCGCAGGTATTCTCTAAGCATCTCCTGATAGCCTACACTCTCTACCCTGACCTTTACAGGCTTAAATAGTTTGAAATATTCTATAATGTTTTCAGCAAGCTGCATGGGAGTTGCCCTTTGGCGGTAATACTGGAGAATATACCTGTTATTGTTTTCGTCTACTGCAACAGGCATGATTACAGAGTAATCTGCCGTCTTGCGTACCGAAGAAGCAGGGTCAACCCCCATGAAGACATTGACAGGGAACTCTTTATCCCCATCTGTTAAATAATGCTTATCGTTATTGTCAAACTTGAGCTTATAGTTATGATGCTGAATATATTCCTGTTTAAACAACTGGTCCTCATCACCAGTGATCCAGCACATATATTCCCTATAAAAGACTGAAGTTCTGCCTATGGAATCCAGTTCTTCCTTCTTTTCCTTTAGTTTTATGGAATCCAGTTCTTCCTTCTTTTCCTTTAGTTTCGATATTGGCTGCCATTCCTCCCATAGAGCTTTGTTGCCATCCAGATCAGGGCTGAAATGCATATTCTTCCACCCCTTCATATCCTTTAATACCTCTACCATGCATCTCTGGTGCTGTGGAGTGCCAATGACACATATCTTACCCTTCTGAGGATCCAAAGATGGTACAGCACTCTGCAGTAGCCATCTAAGATTCTGCTCCATAGCCTCGGCTGTCTTGGTGTTGTTCTCATCTTCAGGGTCATCAACTATAATCAGAGTGGGACGCTGTGAACCAACCTTAATGCCACGCAACTGCTGTCCCGTACCCTTGCAGATAATCATAGAACCGTCTTTAAGCTCTATCTCGCTCTTAGCCCATTGCCTTGCACTGTGCTGCCCCCAGTACCCGTAGATCTGCCGGAAGGAATCACTGTACTCTATGGTGTCCTTGATTGTGCCAAGGAGCTTTATGGCATGATCTTGGGTACGGGAGACTAACACAATAAGCTTTGCCCCACTATGGTTCATGATATGATAAAGGGGATATACACCTCCAACAATAGAGGATTTAGCATGACCACGTGGGGCAATGATATTTGCCTGCTTGATATCGTCATCCATCAGGACATCGGCTATCTGGTAATGAAACTCTGGGGAAGAGGCTGAAAACATGTTAGGCATAATCACCTTGCCGAACATGATCATATTATCTTTCAGCTTTCGCCTGATATATGACTTATCTTCTTCCATTAATCACATTCATCGCTATACTGTTCATAATAATAACCCAGATCCTCCATCTCACGGAGTGTATCTATGGCTAACTTTGCCATATACTCGGGATTGCCGTTATGCATGACTGCCAATACATGAAATGCACTTACAGCTATCTGTAACTGCTGATCCCTGAGATTATCTTCCGTAATACCGTTATATTGTTTCTCAACTTCACTCAGGGGCTTCATGTTCTTCGCTCTTACGCTGCAGGGTAAGACGTTTATCTTCTTTTGCTATAGTATCGGCTATCTGTTTAGTCATATCCACCTGTATCGTGTCCGTTATCATCTTCTTACTAGGCTTCATCTCCAGTAAGTCCATTAAATAGTCGTTTGCCTTTAGAAAATTGTTTACATCACCCTTACTTTCTGCCATATGAAGGGCACGGAGTACATTATCAACTGCAAGCTCCTTATTTACACCCTTATCCTTTAGCAATTCCTTTAGTTTTTTCTCTATCATACGCTTTGCTACCTTTTGTTTTAGAAATCTGCGTACCGTTGCTGCCGGGATCTGTTGATCCGGTCTATATATTTTCCCAAGAGTATCAAAGTCCACCTTTCCAGAACTAAGCAGCATATGTGCGTAAGATGCAACAGTATTCTTAGCCCTAGTAGTGCCAGATTCATCCTCATCCCATCTCCTCTTAGGGTTGGTCTTGCTATATACTCCATATTTGTGATTTCTCTCAAATAATATTTTGGAGAATCTGCTGACCCAGCCCACTCCGCAGGTTAGCTTTACAAATGTCTTAGTATTGCCATGCTTGTCTGTATAATCCCTGCGGTCATAGCATTTGGATACATAATCGTCATCTGTGTATGCCCAATCGCCATCATACGCCTCTTTCCAATATATTATAACAAGCCCTCGCTTGGCTGCCTCAGCTTTTGTAAATATGTCGTATTTACTCGTTTTTCCGTTAATTCTGCGTTTTATTTTCATAAAAGATTTAAGTGTAGCTACTCTAAAGTAGCAGAGCTATTTATATATAGCTACTCTATTATTATATAATAATAATAGTACTACTTTAATCCATACTCTTTTTTGGAGGCGGCTCTACACCTAGATTTTGAGCTACTATACGGCTGATTATATTATATTCAGCATCAAGCTCCTCTGTGTTGGCATCTAGCTTACTTACAAACTCCTTGTACTGCTTCTCTGTCATTGTACGCTTCTCCCAAGCACCAGTCTCTAGATTAAACACCTCGTATTTCCGCTTCGCTTTAGTCTTCATGTTACACTTTAAGTTAAGTACTCTATAATACTGCTACAAGCCAGAATAGTTCCAGTACTCTTTTAAAAAGTACAACAAGAATGCGTGTGAGAGGAACGTAGAGTACCTACCCCCCGTTAATTCGGGTTGGGTTGGCTTAACTACGTTGAGTTCAGTTAATTGAGTTGAATTGAATTAACTCAATGTGTTCACTCGCTACTCTCACTCACTCAGAGCACATATATCCACGCATGTGTGACCCTTTATCCTTTATCTAATCCTTACACATCACATCTGTTACATGCTACTATGTATCTCCTCTATCTCTGGCAATTAAGCCACATATAAAGGAGTACATCATGAAACTACTAAGAGATATTTCTATCGCTATATTCACATCTATCACATCATTTCTTACACCAGATCCTGAGCCTTGGTACAGGACATGGACATGGAAGAGATGTTCTACTTGTAACAGAACACTTGATGGTCAGAGATTTCCAGACAGTCAACAGATACTTGGAACACCAGATGATCCACTATGCGAAACCAACGGTAATTGTAAGGTTGGACTCTTAAGCCCAGCCAGTTACAATCATACAAACCTTGTAACTCAAGTCGATCTTCACGAAAAAGATTGTTGTATGAGAGATCGTCCATGGTATGATTCGCATATCTGTGATAGCCTACCATTCTAAGATCAGCCCTGCTTGTCAGGGCTTTTCTTTTCTTCTACACCACCGAGTAGCAACAATGATCTTTCTCCTCTATTTGTGCTGGGTTAAATCCCCCAGTTTTGAAGAAAGTAAACTTCGGTTATATAGGCTATCTGATTTCTAGATTTGGATAGACGCTGATGGTAGGTAGCTCCTACCACTTTCTTCATTATTTTAGGCTAATCTACAGTCGCTCACATTCTTTTCAAGATTGATTATAAGCCGACTGTAGTAGAGCCTACCATCTTTCTCCTCTATTTTTGGCAACTATGCCATTAACAATTAAACATAGGAGTAATTATGTTTAAGTCACTTAAATCATTCCTCATTAACCTTGGCTGGTTCACCGTAGGTGTAACTGCCATAGCTGTTGAAGAATCTTATAAAGCAGGTAAAATCGTTGCTGATGCCGTCAAAGACGGAGATCCGCAGAAGTATGCCCGCTATCAGATCACCCGTTTAAAGTGCAGAGAACCTCTGCATAACCATCATGACGGCTGTCCCGCTTGCGATATGCCTGTCTAAACCCGTAGCCTTGCCACCTATTTAGAGTCTGAATCAGACGTAGGTGCTTGGCTACACATACATGGAGTAAAACATGTACACTCAAATAACATTAAAAAATGGCTTAACAATAGCCAACTTTTCCTCACCTCATCCATTTACATTCACAACAGGCGAAATACTGCCAGCTTGTGAACCAGAATGGTCAAAAAAGATGTCTTTAAACGTTTATGAAGAATCTACTGAACGCAGAAAAACCAATGATTACAATCATGGTATGATAGAAACTGTCGGTCTTTGGAGCGACACTAAAATATCAGTAGGGATACCTGACGTAGTTCGTAAGAATTTACTTCTTGTACAAACTAAATTAGACATCGACATTGTCCTTGTTTCATTTATGCTTCTTAAAGCCCTGAAAGACTGTGATGTCTATTGGGGAAAGAAAGATCTAAGTAATGGAAGATATCACGATCACGATAATATTTGGAAATGCCGAACCATTCGCTGTGCAGATCGAATCACTAAAGAGATCTATCCAGATAGATTCTGTATTTAATTAGCCCTTCTCTTTATTTCAGTATTAGATTATCAAACACTTGTGAGTAAGCAGATGCTGAATCGAGTGAACTCTGAAGTTGACGAACTTCTTAATGCTCAAGGTAGGATGAAATAGCAAGGTAATCTATAATCATTGGAGAGTCATACATTTGTGTGGCTCTCCTTTATGTTTAGTAATTTAATAACAACAAAGGAGTCACTCATGACCAAAGCACAAAAAAGGCTCAAACGAGCAAAAAACAAAAAAAAGAACTTAAATGTTCAACGTTCTCATCAACAATTTAAAGAAAGTCCTAAAAGACCAAAAGAAAGGAGTCAATAATGGACAGCAACATGGGTTTTAGCGAAAACTTAGCAGGTGATATACACTTGATAATGGCTTATTATGACCAGTTTAGACATCTTTGTAATAACAAAGAACAAGAACATGGTGATATGTTAGAAAAAATCTCCCACCTAAAATGGGAGATTGAAGATCTCGAAACAACGATAAGTGGCATGAATGAACATTACGAAGAACTAAAAGTAAGAAAAGATCTATTCAGGGAAAAAGCAATTGACCTCGAAAAACAAATCGAGTCTATCAATGCTCGCTGGTATAATAGACTATATGTCTTTGTCACTTCAATACGTTTTCGATCTCCAATTACTGCTAAGTAATATAACTGCCTCCTCTATTTCTGGGCATTATGCTCAGTTATAGGGGATGGCTTTAAACAAGCCAATTTCCAACAAGCCCCGCAAGACTTGGTGAACGCACCGTATAGGGTAGAGACTGTATTTAACGATGCAGTCCTGCCCTACTTGAAATTGGGCAGTATGTCAGTATTAAAAAACAAGAGTAATCTTGTTTATCTCTTCTTACGAGATGGAGAAAAATACCTTTTCTACTTGGACGCTCTGGATAGAGCGGTAAAATACACACAGATGTGCAAATGCATAATGTGCCTTGGACATGAAATGAATAGTAAACTAAAAAACACTTAGTCTCGTTTTTATCATGCTATTATGTGGGTTGGCTAATTGCATCCGCCTTCATTTGTGAATCCCACCATACTGCTCAAACTTAAGAACTACTTCCTCTATTTTTGGCAACTCTGCCACTCAATCAAACAATAGGAGTTACACATGAGTAACACCATTAACCAGATCTAAAAAAGATCATAGCCAAGATGCATCAAATTGCTGAAAAAGCACCTGAATTTGATCAAAACGATCTTTGGCTTTCCAGATCAAAGGAAACTGCCAACGGCTGGGATAATCAAGCCACATCTATAGAAGTATTGTTAGATGATCCATCAGACGAATACTTTTATAACGTCTGGTGTAACTGCACAGATGACGGCATAAAAGCCCTTGATAGTTTTGTTGAAACAGAACTTATACCAAACGGCTTGAGACTGCTTGCAGGTAAAGATCACGGAAATGGAAAGGTAGATCCTGATACCAGAACCTTCTCAAGAGATGGTCAATCCGTTAGATATATGATTGCTAATCCGTCAGCATCATAATACCACCACTCAATCGAGCGATGAGCAGATGATAGTGTTCACAACAGATTAAGTGATAACTAAGCCACGTGGGACATCCTGCGTGGCTTTTTTTAATTAAAAGGTGTTCGCAGGGCGAACCCAGTACGCTTAAAGCCACCAACTGCATTTACTGCAGAATTAACGTGGGGCATGAGCAACAAGCTGCAAATACCAATTGACTAAAGTGCAAACAATCACTAATTTGTGCCTACAATTTATAGGGAATTATTAACAAGATAAACCATTCTTAACCTTTAATATTACTATATTTACAGCACACCAAGAAATAAAAACACTACGAGCATTATGTTCTAGTAAACACATTAAATGAGTGGCAAAAAACGGGGGGCAGTTCAAGGCTAAGGACTGCCTCCTTTATTTTTGCTAACCCTCAAATAAATAGGAGTCACTAATGAAGTGTAAGCACCATCCTGATGTAGTACTGGAAGTAGTAACTACAGAAGTAAAAGAAAAAGTTCCTTGGCTGGATGAACCAGTTATAACATATAGAGAAGCAGAATATTGCCCTAAATGTTGGGGTAAGCATGAAGAAGGTGAATCAATGAGACATGATCTCACTGATGACTTCTTATGTGAAATACAACCTGAAGAACTTGATTACTGGGAATTACAAATAGATAATTACATCGAATCACAAGTCGATGAAAGGAGAGCCAAATGAATACATTCAAAACATTAGATGAAGTAATGGGACCAGTGCTTACAGATATTAAACGCACTAGGGAAAAAGATAGACTAGAAAATCTTGAACTAGCAGTAAGCGGTGTAGAATCATGCATTAATGACATGAATGAGACATCTCAGGAGCTTGATGAATTGTGGTCAAAACTATCTACAGTTGAAATCATATTGGAACGAACTCAAAAAAGGTTCATCAACAGAATAGCAACACTTAAAAGATACATTGAAGATGTAAAGGATCTATTATGATTACAGAACAAGATGTTATTAACGATAACCTAGCCATTTACTTAGAACCAGTCTTTAAAGAAGAATGGAAACGTGTAGTAAATGAGATAGCACATGAGCATGAAGTAAATCTAAAGACAGTTGAACAACTATTCTTTGCTCATCTAGCAGTTCATTTATCATTAAATAAATTCTTAGGAGATAAAGAATGAGTACAGCACGAATATACACAGGAATAGCTAAAGTGGTAGGATTAACTGGTTATGCTATTAATCAAACCCTTAGAGCTGCAACTGCTGTATCAAGAACTGTAGCAGATCGTGTCAACAATGTCAGACGCTATAGAATAGAACTGCTTGTTGACGGAGCTACGTTAAAAACAAAAGATGACCAATCAACCAGAGATATTGTAAGAACCATAGAAAATATGGATGATTACGGTATAACTGGTGTCATCATACATGAACAGGATTAACTATGATAATATTCGAAGTAATGGGATTTATAGTTAATCTATTCATGTTTGGTGCAGGACTGTTCCTGATCATGTGTTCAATTATGGGTTTCATATTCATATATGACACTATCGAAAGGAAAAGAAATCGTGTCTAAATCAGCAAGAGCACCAGATAGGCGACCTGCCATAGCCTTTGATGAAAAAAGTGAAGTACAGGCTATATTAGACGCTTTAAACGCCTATCGCTATGAACATATAGATAGGAATAACAACAAACTCGATGAGTATTACAGAAAACTGATAGATGTAATTGAAGACTGTATAAAACTCTTCGACAAAGAGAAAGGATAAACATGGAACTTATATTTGCAAAACTAGATGAAATAAAAGAGAGTAAGTACAATCCTCCTGTAAGAACAAAATCAGTTAGCAGACTGATGAAGAATATAGCAGAGAATGGACTTCTCACTCCCATACTGGTTGATAACAAGTATATCATAATTGACGGACACAGACGTAAAAAAGCTGCAGAGCTTCTGGATATGAGCGAAATACCAGTTATTGTACATGATGGAACTTCTTCACGTAAATATTCTAAGCTATTTGTAGCTACAAGCCAAGACACTATGATGATTGGCGGTAGCCAATGGCTATGGATGTATACACAGGGAAGAGATATACCTGAAAAGCATCTGTTTAGAATAAAGAAACTGGAAGAATACCTTGGACCTGAGTTTTCCAGAGGAATGTTTATGCAGTTGATTAAAAAGAATAGATCTGCATCAACATATCAGAATGTTATGGGTATGTATCGTAAGTACACAAACAAAAGAACTAAAGCTCACATGAAAGCGTTAGCATACTATCTCTTAAATGTTGATAGCTGCTTTAAGCTTAAAAATGCTTTAGTAACATTCATACCAATTAATCTACTTACTAAGTGTATAGAGCAAAAGAAGAAGATTAATGTAGTGTGGGAAACGGAATGATAGATGTCGTATTACAATACTACAAAAGAAGAGAAAGATCTTAAAAAATATCATTCTAAAGCTGATACACAGGATCAGATGATATTAAAATACTTTCATGAGCATGTCATAGCCTCACCATCAGAAGTATGGGTATGGTTCAGCAGTAACAATGTTGGAAATGTACCCATTACTTCTATAAGGAGAAGTATAACAGATCTAACTAATGAAGGTAAGCTTTTCAAAACCAGAAAGAAACGTAGAGGTTATTACGGCAGAGATGAATACATCTGGACAATACCAAGCTATAACTTTACAAAGGAGAATAAAAATGCCTGATTATGTTGATACTATGATGTATGTAGGAGAAATGCCTTGGCACAAACAAGGTGTCATGGTAAAAGATGCTCCCACCATCAAAGATGCTATAGAACTAGCAGGTCTTAACTGGGAAGTTAAGAAAGCACCTACTTATTTTAAACAAAATATAGGTAGGAACTTTCTTAGATTTTCAGGTGTTGAGAAAGAAACTGGTCACTATGTAACATACAGAACTGACAGAAACGAGCCTCTTGGGAATGTTTCAGGACGCTACGAGATCCTGCAGAACAGAGATGCTTTTGAACCATTTGAACCTATGCTTGACATGGGATTCAGTATTGAAACTGCTGGAGCAGTTCAAAAAGGTAGAAAGATCTGGGTTCTTGCTAAAGCACCGGATCAGTACACCGTAGGTGATGATAAGATAAATCGTTACGTATTTATGTTCACATCACATGACGGCAGCACTGGCAATTGCTTTAGAGATACAATGATCCGTATTGTGTGTTATAATACACTTGATTATGCTCTAAGTAAAAAAGGCACTTTCGAGTACAGCTTAAAACATACAAGCAGCATTAAGCAGCGTGTAATGAATCTGAAAGAAACTATAGCTGAAAGTGAAGGTAACTTTGCTAAAGCAATAGAAAGTATGAACAGGTTTCAGGATATAGAACTTAATGATCATACATTAAATCTTTATCTGGAAACAGTTATACCATTCTTGAAGAACAGAAACAAAGAGAGTATTCCAGAAAAAGGAATATTCGTTAGAAATACTGCAAAGCCAGTATATGATAGATTGGTACATCTGTATCGTAAGGGACAGGGCAATAAAGGCAAAACTCTATGGGATGCCTACAATGCCGTGACTGAATACTATACACATGACAAACAGTACAAAGACTGGGTGCAAGCTACACAATTTGGCAAGCCTTATGACTACAAAGTCACAGCTTACAAAGTAGCTGAACAGTTTTCTAACAGTTATCATACTGAAGCTGGACCTGTCTACTATTCATAACCTCAAAGGAAGCGGTACAGCACACACTTCATCTCTTATGGACTCCGCAAGCCTATCAGAGATCGTACTGCTTCCTTTATTTATGCAGGTGGAGTTAGAACTTAGAGGATATCCGCAAAAGCCGTGACAATGACAGCAAGGGCTACGGCACACCTGCAAAATATGGGGAGTGGTGACGAGTACTCATACGCTGGAGAGAGAATCTGCAACCAGCAGCACTCCCCGAAAACTTATAAGAGACACTGGGACGGATTAGGCAAGAGTGATAGTCGAGACTCATCGTAAACATGGATATTGAATTTGTCACCATGAACGTCCCAGAAGATTTTAGCTGTGGTATCATATGATATTACATAGGAAACCAGCTCGTCAACTAATGGCATGTCTTGTTAACGACTACAGGAACCAGTACGATGGTATTGCAATACCACAGCATAACTTAAGAAACCAACAAAGGTGGGGACACTAGGATGAACGCTAGTGCACAGCTCAGTACTCCGACCTTCCCACCCTACGGTTTAAATAACAAAACAGAAAGGAAATAAATACATGAAAGAACTGAATGTATTTCAAAAACTGAATATTGTTCAGACATCTCTTAAAGTAGAGAAAGGTCACAGAAACAATTTCGGAAACTATAACTATCGCAATCTTGCAGATATCTTTGAAGGTGTGAAACCACTACTCAATGAATTAGGTTGCTTTCTAACTGTAGACGATGAAATTGTATGTATCAATGGATTCAACTATATCAAGGCAACAGCAACATTTAGTGATGGCAATGACTCTATATCTGTAAGGGGATGGGCTAGAGAGTCTGTAACTAAGAAAGGTATGGACGATAGCCAGATTACTGGAGCTACATCATCTTATGCACGTAAATATGCCTGTAACGGTCTATTTGCAATTGACGATACTAAAGATGCAGACAGTATGGATAACCGTGAAGAAACACTGATCAATGGACAAAAACCTGTTAAAGGTCATATTACAGTAGATCAGAATGTTAAACTGGAAAGACTAAGCAGAAATCCTGTATTTAACAAAACAGATAAAGATAAAGCTAAGAAAGTAAGATCCTTCATAGATAAGAACCCTACTGAAGAACAAGCTGATGCTGCTATAGAGAAAATTCAAATACAAATAAAAGAACAAAAGGAGGCTGCATAATGCCAGCAATTAGTGAATCAATAGGAACAGTTAAATCTGTATCTATAGAATATGATGCAGAGAGAGAATGGGGTAAATGGAACCCATGCTTTGACATGTTCTTAACTGTTACATATAACGATGGACAGAGTTGGGATAAGAAACTAGAGATCTTTGGAATGCTAAAACGTGATCTGCCAATAACCGATCAGAAAGCGTGGGGATCTGCATTCAAAGTAAGAGCGTTCTTTGAGTCCTGTACAGGCAAAAAGAGCCTCATGATGCAAGATGACTATACGGTTCCAGAATCATGGTTTGATGAAGTTGTTGGTAAACAATTTATGGTATGCTCTTACAAGACTACCAAGATTAGAAACAACGGTAAACCATTTTGGAACACATATTCTATTGTAGCACCACCCAGTGCACTACAAGGTACTTTAAAGAATAAAGTACTCAAAGAAGTCGAACAGGGATACATCAAGAATTATGATTCAGATGATGCATCAACCGATTTTGATTATGGGAATAATACTAATAATCAATCAACAAAGACTGCAGAACCTGAAAAGGAAACTGCTGATTTTGATGTAGATATTTAGTATTTGGTTGAGTGGTGAGAAAAGTATCAGGGGCAGAGATGTCCCTGATACTAAAACGTAGGAGTTACAATGGAAAAGCAAGATTGGTATTTAGAATATGCAACAGGCAGTGTAAGTAATAGAAACCAGCTATGCAGATTAGAAGACTTTTCTGAAGTTGCAAAGCTGAATGCAGGTGGAGAAATCTACCGCAGTATGTTTCTATACTCACCTGATATTGTTGCATTCGTAGCAGAGAATAACACAGTAACTGGATTTAACGGTATACAGGCAGTAGATAAGATTGTAGTAGATATAGACTATGTGAAAGATAAAACCAATGGAGATGAATTAACTGTTACGGCAGTATTCGACATATGCGATGCTATGCATAATAAGGGCATTGAATATGGACAGCATTATCAGATATGGTTCTCTGGAACTGGCTTTCACATTCACTTAGGCAATGTTTACGGCTTTGAGCCATCAGCTAACATTGCCAAGCAGGTTCGTGCTACTATGCAGAGAGACTGGGGTGAATATATAGATCTGATCTATGACTCCAGACGCTTAATACGAGCTGGGTGGTCATACAATCAAAAATCAAAACTGTACAAGATACCTGTACCGATTCCAGATTTAGCTAACTTTTCTTATCAGACAATAGCTGAAAGTGCTAAGAAAATGGGTGGTCATGAAACACCATCTAAGATCAAACACGAAAAGATCGAAGGCTTAGATCCTATAGATATGAGCCGCAAGAACACAGAAGAAGTACGTAAAGTGTTTGATAATGCTAAAGGACAGACCAGCAGATATATTACATGTGCACAACACATTTATAATGCAGGGTATGTTCCTAAGCATAGACACAAACATCTTCTTGCATTAGCCAGTATATGGCGTAAGAAATGGGGTTTAGACAAACATGGATGCGATAACCTTGCAAGGTCATATATGGCTAAGGTAGAGAAACCTCTACCTGCTGAAGAGACAAGCAAAGTTGTATCAGATGTATTCAAGAGCGATTACAATTATGGATGCAATCATGAAACACTGCAGCCTTATTGTGATAGCAAATGTATACTATTTCGATATAAGAATCTGGATGAAACATCTGGAGTGATGAATGCAGAAGATATGATCAATAAACTTATTGAAAATGTAAACTCTGATTTCACAGACAGATCGTTTAATCTACAGGAAGTATTCCCATTCTTACCAGTAAGTCATATGTTCAAAACAGGTCAGCTTATAACTCTTATAGGTGATACTGGTTTGGGCAAGACAGCTTTTGTACAATACTTGGTTACAAAATTAAGAAAGATCAAAACATTGTTCCTTTCATTAGAAGTAGAAGAAGACACCATGATCAGAAGATTTCTTCAAGCATCGTTAAGAATGACAGAAAATCAAATTCTTAACGGTGCTAAAAATCTAGATCCTAGGATTGTAAAGGACGGGCTTGATTCTATATCACACATAAAACTAAAATGCTCTTGTCCAGACATACAAAATCTGGCAGGATTTATTTCAGACAATGAAGCTAAAATAGTTGTAGTTGATACTATAGATCGAGTACCAGCTAAGTATGCTGGTAAAGACGATTTCGCAAGACAGGAGATAATAGCTAATAGTCTAAAAGACATTGCAATTAGTGAAGATGTAATGATCATAGCGGTACATCACATTTCTAAAAGTGCATCTTATAGAATCAGGGAAGGACAGCGTTTGGACGTTCATAGCGGTAAAGGAAATAGTGCTATTGAACAGAAGTCCGATCAGTACATAAGTTTTGAAGGTCTTGAAGGAAGTAAGATCAGAATTATAGAATCGTTGAAAGCAAGAGATGATTCTCATTTCAAGCTCACAGTTAATTATAACTGGGAAACATTCAGTTTTGATAAACGCAACTAAGAGATGGGCACAGATTCCTTTATTTGTGCCCTCTCTCCACATACTAGGAGCAAAACATGGGAAAGATAGTAGTTAAAGTAATAGATAACCAAATTCACAGCATAGAGGGGCATGATACTCAAGTAGAAGTACATGATGACGGTAAAATAGTGCATATGAATTTTAAAAAACAGGAATATAACTATGAAGAAAGGAAGATCATGGAC